GACAAAATCAACTATATCTATTTCTTTCCAAAACCCTTCAAACCTTTAAACCCAAAAAATCATGATGAAAAAACCAAAATTCTCCAACCTCGAGACCTATAAGCTTCTCGTATTCGACATCTATCTCCAATCTCAAAAGAATGGTGGATTTATCACTGCTCACGATGTTCGCAATTCTTGCAGTGATTACAAGTTAGACACGCACTATATCGGCAAGTGTTTAAGGCAGATGGGCGTTTTAATCCCTGACGAATCAGACATTAAGAGCAAAAGGCTTAGACTTCGTTGGGCGGCAGAAGTGCCCAGTGATGATATGATTCAGAGGCTATTTGATGAAGTGTACATGATGAGGCACATAGAAATCAAGCGGATTAGGCAGGCTCGAGCAGAGAGGAGGGCTATTGAACGGGCTCAGCAGGAGCTGGAAGTAACTAAGCAGTCTTTTGAGCAGTCTATTGAGGAGCATATTGAGCAACAGGTATCGCCTACTTTAGATTCTTGGTGCTTAAAGTTCCCTGATGAGAAGCAGTATTTCTCTGCCTTCGGCCTCGAGATGATGAGAAAAATAGGGAGGCTGTTTTCTATTGAGTCGGTCAAAGAGTTGGATGGGCATTAAGCCCATTCAACTCATAAATGAAAAAACATGAGCAACGAAATTATATCACACACCCCGATTGTTATGGACAATGGAGAGGTTACTGAGGCTCGGATTGTTCGGCAGCCAAGCGGAATGTATGCCGTTGAAATTGACTATAAGTATAAGGCTAATACCAATAGCACTCGAGTTAGGCAGATTGTTGATGCCTTATGGCGAAATCAGCACCGAAGTTGGTTTCGATTCATCCGATTTCAGAAATCTTCGACACCGTTACCTATGCCACCAATAAACAAAACACCACAATGAAAAAACAAGAAATTGATGTTATCCGAGAGATAACCTATAATAGGCAGTCGTTAAAAATTTATTTAACGGTAGAGTTTGTAGTTACTAAGTTCTCATTTAGGGTTACTGGCCTTAGAATGGACTATGACTTTGTTATGACTCTTGATAGGGATGGGAGGTATTCCTACAAGAAAATCACTCCTGACCTTAAAAAAGCTATTGATGACTTCATCGAGAGCGAGTCCCTTATGAGCTACGAGCAAGATGTACTGAACTTTGATTATGACGAGAAAGGAAACCCCAAATACGAAGTTTTATGAAAACAATCGCACAACAAATCAACTGGGATTTTGGAGCTAATGGGAGCTTGGAAATCAAGAACAAAAATGGTAAACGAATCTACCTTGAAAATTCAGATGGATTTTGGGTAAAGCGAGAATATGATTTTGAAGGTAAGGAAATCTACTATGAAAATTCAGATGGATATTGGGCAAAGCAGGGACACGATTCTGAAGGCAACCTAATCTACTATGAAAATTCAGATGGTAAAATCGTAGACAAACGGCCAAAGCCTTGCGAAGATAAAATAATAGAAATCGATGGTATAAAATACAAACTAACTAAACCATGAAAACAATTATAGATTCATCAAGGTCAATGAAGTACGGGGATGAGATGATAGTCTTCTATGTCGAAATTCATTATGATGATATCGACGTGGACTTAACCAACGACACCGTTGAGGGTATGGAAGTGCATATAGATGGGGATGTTTACTCAACCTGCGAGAATGGTAAGGTATTCACCCACGATATGACTGAAGAAGTCTTAGAGGCTATCGAAAACTACATAGACGAAGATGACTTCATCCAGGATGTCTTAGCCTACGAGTACGATAAGAGAGAGCCTAATATCCACTACCCATGACACAAGAGTTTGTAACATACGAACAAGCCCTGATTCTTAAAGAACTCGGTTTTGATGAACCTTACTTAGGGGCTTACTACCATGCGACTAAAGAGTTTACAGTTTGTGATTGCAAAGTTCATCATGCACGAGGAGAGCATACTGTTATAGCACCACTTAAACAACAAGCATTTAGATGGTTTAGAGAGAAGTACGGCCTATATCCTCATATTTTTTCAGAACCTAACCAGCGTTTTGTTTGGTGTATTAGATGGTATGTTGATAGTTTACAGAAAGAAATACCAGTTGAACACGGGTATGAATCATCACCTACTTACGAAGAAGCAGAATTTGCCTGTCTTAATAAACTTATTGAGCTTTCAAAACTATGATTACCTGCACTCCAACTGAAAACCCCTATGTACTCGAAGTTAGTTTTATGGGGAAGTTTATAGGGGTATTCATCCAATCCGATAACGGAGAGTATTACTTCGACTACAAGCAAGGGGATGGATGGCTCAGCGCAAGCGACCTCATCATCATCTCGGATAAGCTTCAAGAACTCAATTCAACCTTAATCCCAAACCAAACCAACCAATGAAAGAATACAAAAAATGGATTCGAGGCATTAAGACCTCCGACCTCTCCTTTGAACAGGAGTCAATGAGCTGGGTCGCATCCTTCGGCTCAACAGAAGAAGTCAAACGAACCGCCTCCGAAAAGTTGCAGGTCGTGAGAGAAGAAATCAAAAGAAGAGAGGGTTATTCAAACGTAGCGTGATGGAAAAGAAAACTATCCCTGATTGGGTCGTAAAGGCTATGACTCCATTAGACCATAAGAGAGACTGTATGGCATTTTGTCGGGATTTCTATGTAGCGATAAGGGTGCTACCAAATGAAGCCCGCTTAGAGGCTTATGATGCGATTATGGACTATGCTTTTCAAGAGCGTCTACCTGAGCAAGGAACGGTTGGCCACTTAGCAGTCGCTATGGTTGATGGGAAAATCGACATCCCCGACTTTGAACAAAAATCGGATGATATATCTAATATATATAATAGTATTATATATGAAAAAGAAAAAAGAAAATATAAAAAGAAAAAAGAAAAAGAACTGACCCCTGAACAACAGCAGAAGTTTGAAATCTTTTGGAGAATCTACGATAGGAAAGAGGGTAAATCCCTCTGCCAACAAATTTGGGCTAATTTATGTGAAGAAGATGTGGATATAATCATAAAGTCCGTACCTTTGTATGTCCGATGGAAGTCGGATGTCAAATACAGGAAGATGCCAGCCACTTATTTGAGGCAGAGATGCTGGGAAGATGCAATACCGAGCGAGTTTTTAGACCACCAACAAACGCAAAACAATGGATACGAGCCCCCAAAAAATGCAGTATATTGACCAAGTTCAGGGATTAGTGCTTGGTATATTGATGAACAAGGATATGCGGGGCGAGGCAGGGATAGTTAATCTCCGTGATGAATATTTTACAGGTGCTTTTGCCCACTGCTTCCGAGCTATTAAGGAATTGTATAATCAGCAAAAACCAATAGACCCTATTTCGGTTGCTAAGAAAATGAAGGAGCTTAAATTAGTTCCTGATGTGGTTAGCTACACCGTATGGCTTGGTGAGTCTGCGATGGCCGTTGAACATTGGCACACCTACAAGGCCGATTTATTTGAACACTACAAAGAGAGAAGGCTTCAGCAGATAAAGGCAGACTTAGCCAAAGACTTCGATATTCAGAAGGCATTTGATGAGTTTGTTGAGTTGAATAGTGAGCAGATAGGCTCTATTTCTCAGGATGCTCATGGCGCAGCTATGGAGTTGACTCAGAAGCTCATTAGGATTAAAGATGGGCAGGAGAAGGTTCAGATTAGCCCTACATATCTAAGGCCACTCGATAAGGTAATATCAGGGTTTTCATCTCCCGACCTGATATTGTTGGGTGGCAGACCTGCTCACGGAAAGACTACACTCGGGTTGCAGTTAGCCTTCAATATGTCGCATAATGGGCACTCCATTGGATTTATTACTATGGAGATGTCGAGGCAGCAACTCGTATCAAGGCTATTATCAAACATATCGAGTATCAACGGATATAAGTTTAACAACGTTGATAAGGACATGAGCATAGAAGAGGTCAATGTGATAGGGAGATATGTAGACAAGCTTAAATCTCTAAAGCTCTACATATCTGACCTTCCCCATGCTACAACCCAAACGATAGAAGCGGAAGTGGTGCGACTAAAAAGGCAGCACAACATAGAGGGGATATTCGTTGATTATTTGCAGTTAGTATCGCCCACAAAGGAAGATTCGAGCAGAACGAAGGTAGAACAGGTTACAAACATTTCTAAGCAATTTAAGGCACTAAGTAAAAGGCAAAACATTTGGGTGTGCGTAATATCGTCTTTAAGCAGGGAAAGCGAAAAGAGAACGGATAAACGCCCATATACGAGTGATTTGAGGGAGAGTGGTCAGTTGGAGTATGATGCTGATAAGATTATATTCGTTCATAGACCTGTGGCCTTTATGAATGAGGGCGACCCAGACTACGACAGGGTGCAGAACATTATGGAGATTTTGGTTCGCAAGAACAGGAATGGGGAAACGGGGACTGCCATAGCGAATACCGACCTTAGATACACGAGGGTGAGTGAGTTTAGTTCAACGGACTTAAATTAAGCATAATGATTGGCAGGAACGACATTGAAACCATGAACACGATAACAGACATTGTTTCTGATTATCTGAATATCCCAAGAGAATTTATTTTTGACACTACAAGAAGGCGGTCTGTGATAACGGCTCGATACCTGTGCATCGCCTTTTCAAGGGAGTACACGAGGTCTACACTCAAAGACATAGCCTATTTCTTCAACAAAAAAGACCATTCGGTTATAGTTCACGCCATTCAAACTCATAGAGATTTATTGGACTTTGATAAAAAATATGTAGAAATTTGTCAAAACATTAAGGATATGTTTGATGATAATTTAGAGTCAAAGGTCAAAATGCCTGCTGCATATACACTGCAAAAGGATGGGAAGTTTTATGGGGTGTTCACCAGATATAAGAAGGCATTAAAATGTGCCCAAGACATGGATGCACATATCGTTGAAATTAAGCACTTAACCTGTTAATATGGCAAGAAAATATTCAGCATCAGCATTTGAGCATCTATACAACAAGATTGTAGAAATGCCCCCAATGATTACAAAAAAGGCACTTGTACGACTTTTGGTGAGCTGCCAGCTAACCTTTAAGGCTCAGATTATTCGAGCCTATGAAGAAGGATATAAAAACTACACAATACCCCGTAGATATAATTGGACAGGTCTAAAATACTACGAGGTCAAATACGGCACACTCAGAAGGACAAAAGCAGCAAACGGAAAATCAACCTACCTGCTAACTTCAAAAGTATCAGCCGAAAAGAAAAGTCCCTTTTTAACGAGTTCAAAAAATAAAAAACAAACCAATGAATAAAAAACAATCAGTTTATGCACAGGGCATCTTTATCACTGAAAAGGAAGCCAAAGGAACAAGAATTACAGACATATCTTTCAAAGTAGATAAGTTTGTGGAGTTTTTAAACAAAAATGTAGATGCCAAAGGGTATGTCAAAATTAGCTTATGGCCGAAGAGGGAAGCGGATAAGTACGGAACGCACAACCCAGTTGTTAATGAATGGAGGCCAGAAGGATACGGAAGTACCCCAACAAAACAAGGGGGATATGCCTCAAGGCAGAAAGACGATTCTGACGACCTCCCATTCTAAGTTTGGCAGCAAGAAAGTCTTAGAGGCTGATGGTACTAAATCTGATAGCAAATTAGAGTCATATTTGAAGGGACTACTCGAAATGCTTAAGATTCCGTACACTCAGCAGGTCAGCCATGTTCTGATGCCTTCGTTTCGCTACAAAGGAGAGTTGATTAGGCAGATTGCCTATCGGCTCGACTTTGTGGTGGCAGGCAGGTTGGCAGTTGAAACAAAGGGATTTTTTACTGTCGATGGCAAGATGAAGTGGAAGATGTTTCTTAACCAATATGGAGGGCAGTATGAACACTGCTTCGTGCTGAAGAACAAGAAAGAATGTGATAGCTTTGTGAGCAACCTTATAACTAAACAAAATGCCTGAATTTAGAGGGTGGACAATCACCCGTTCAACTGCAAAAGGGAAGAAGTACACCGCCTCAAAGGGCGATAAGACCGTTCATTTTGGGGCGCAGGGGTACACGATTTCTCCTGGAACTCCGAAGGGAGATAACTACTGCTCTCGTTCCAATGGGATTAAGTCCGAAACACATTCTCCGAATTGGTTTGCTCGTGCCCTTTGGTCTTGCAGGGGTGCTAAGAGTGCCGATAAACGCCCGTTCTTCGGGGAAATAGAGCTGCCTTGAAGCATAAATTCCTTTCACTTTCGGCTAAAATACCTCAGTTTGATGAGTGTAAAAAAATTCTTATATCATTCAGTGGCGGTGAAACATCTGGATTTATGGCTGCTTGGATTATGGAGAACTATTCCAAAACCCACGATATAAGATGTGTTTTTGCTAACACTGGCGAGGAAAATGAAGAAACCTATGAATTTGCCCATAGGTGCGATAAGGAATTTGGGTTAAATCTTAGGTGGGTAGAGTATAAGCACAAGGGGTTCATACTCAAAAAATATGAAACGGCATCAAGAAATGGAGAGCCCTTTGAAAAGCTTATACAAGATTTTGGCATACCGAGTTGGGGCAACCCAACTTGTAGTAGGGTGCTAAAAACAAACACAATAAGAAATTACATGGAGTTCACGGGCTGGAATAGGAGCGATTATTATACAGCCATAGGAATACGCTCAGACGAAATAGATAGGATGTCGTCAATAGCAAAGGGCACGAGGGTTGTGTATCCTTTAGTAAAGTTAAATGTTGATAAGCCGTTGATAAATACGTTTTGGAGAGATATGCCGTTTAGGTTAAACCTAAAAGGTTATCAGGGAAACTGCAAAACCTGTTGGAAAAAAAGCTTTCGTAGGTTAGCGTGGATTATGAAGGAAAACCCAGAGAAGTTTAATAACTTTGAAAAATGGGAGAATGAATACTACGACAAGACACCAAGGATTAGCAAAAGAGAGTTCATAAACAGAGGCATACACATGAAGTTTTTTAGCAAAGGCATTGGTGTTGATGGAATTAGAGAATTAGCAAAAGACCCGAGTATAACTGAACCTAAAAACGATGCCACTGAATACGTTGGCACGATTATCAATGGCTTAGATATAGACGAGGGCTTCGGGTGTAACGAATCTTGTGAAATTTATTAGTATGCTGAAAGAAATTAAGACCCTAAAGGTCTATCAACTACGCAACAACTTAGGGCAGGTAGAAGGTCTGCCTAAGAACCCAAGGGTTATTAAGGATGAGAAGTTCGCCAGGTTAAAGCAGAGCATACAGGACAACCCCGATATGCTCAAAATAAAAGAGCTGGTAGTGTTCCCATTCAAGGAGAAAGGCGAACATCAAAGTCAGCAGATATACTTAGTCATAGGCGGGAATATGCGCCTACACGCCCTTAAAGACTTAGGCGTAACCGATGTAGTCTGCAAAGTGCTGAAAGAGGACACCTCCGTTGAGGACTTAAAGAAAATAGTCATCCTCGACAATGCCTCATTCGGCTCATATGACTACGACTCACTCGCAAACGATTGGGAAAATGCTATGCTCGAAGCTATGGGCATGGACTTGTGGCACACCCTTGAATCTTTTGAAGAACTTAACTACGATAGCGAAAAGGACAGCTCATCAGAGCCGCAGGAAAAGTCGAATCGTAAGATTGTGCTTAAAGTAACGCCTGAGAACCACGCCAAAATAACGGACTTCTTGCTCGAACAAGGAGATGGGGAAAACTTAGAATCAGGTATGTTAGCAGTAATAGAACTCGTAAACTCACTATAAATGAAATTTGAACAACTTCAAGAAAACATCACCATTTGGGCACAAGACAAAGGCATCTGCGCCCCCGAAAATGCACCTAACCAAGTCCTGAAGGTCGTAGAAGAACTCGGAGAACTATGCGGCTCAATAGCCAAAGGCAAGAGAAACGAAGAACTCGATGCCTTCGGAGATTTACTCGTAACCATCGTCATATTAGCTGAACAAAGGCAAATTGACTTAGTATCCGCCCTGAAAGAAGCCTATGGCGTTATTAAAAATAGGACAGGTAAAACTGTCAACGGAGTTTTCGTAAAAGACGAGGGATGAAGGCTACCTTAGAGTTTGATTTAACCGACCTGAGTGAGTCGACAGTCTTTCGCAAAGCCGTGAAAGCCAATGAATTGTGGTCTTGCCTATCCGACCTGTATAGGCAGGCTAAGGACTCAGGAGATATTGAATGGCAACAGGCGATTGAGTCAACAATCTCCTCGTGGGGCTTGGACATAAATGAACTTGAATTACTTTAGCAGGAGAACACCTACGGCAATACCTGCATAGGTCGACAACCTCCTAAGTCTGCGCTCCCTCCTGTAAGAGTCATCCAAAGACTCTTCAAGGTCTGCTATCTTCATCAGGTGAAGGGAATCCACTTGCAGGTGGTGTTCAATCGTTCTCTCTGCTATGGCTAACCGCTTCATAGCCAAAACCCCAACCTCACGGCACGAGTCTAACTGCATGGGTATGTAGATTGGGACTTCAATCGTGTCGATTTTGCCCTCTTTTATGACCTCTACGATGCGTTCTCTCCACCTTGCCTGTACTACTACCATCGTATCAATTATAGTGTCCCTAAGAGCCTCTAAATGAACGATTGAGTCTTTTAGTTCGGTTATGTGTCTGTCGTACTTTGAGGCTTCCTTCTGCTGAACTATATCTTCAACCCTATGGGAGTAGTCAATATACAGCCAATACACCCAAAGGAGAACGGCAATAGCAATTATTATTTTGTAAGTGCCGTTTTTCATTTTCGCTTACGAGCAGCGGAGTAGGCGATGGCGGCTATCTGCTTCCTCCCCCTCTTCTTAGATGCGGGCTTTTCTTTATTAGCCTTCGTTAATTCTGAAATGTTGTAGGCAACAGCTTTCTTTAAGCCTCCCTTACCCTTCGCTTTCATTAGTGGCATCTTTCTTAGATTTAAGTTTGCTAATATATTTCTGCTCTAAATACTCAACAACAGTGAGCCCTGAATACCCGATTACGAAGGCGAAGCCATGCTCAACACCATCAATCTGTATCTGAGATAAATCCACTACGATTGGAGTTAGGTATGTAGCCGAAACAGTGCCTGCGAAAATGGATAGAATACGCTGTGTCCAGTTCTTAGCATCCCCCCATAATAGGAGAGAGCCGAGCAGACCACTAATCGTAAACCCAATGTTTATGCCTAATGCCATTAGGTGTTGCCGTATTTCATCGAAATTAGCCATTCTAAGACCTTTTAATGGGGCAAATATAATAGACTATAAATTATCGGTTTGAACGCCTTTATGGGCATTATAATCCTTCGTGTACTGCTCATCCCAGCCGAGGAAGGTATGCACGCCTATTGGCGGAGGCCAGCACTCATAGGGCAGGTAGGTCGGGTCAGGCTCTGCATCCCAAAGGATGTCGACGCAGTAAGGTCCCTCTATTTCACCCAGCGGCACTGCGAAGCCTTGCGGCACTGGTAGCGCGGTGAATGTCGCTTCGTTGGGGAAGGCGTATTTGCGGAAGGTAGCCATTTATAGTCGGGTTAATTCGGCGAGTTGGTCGTTAGATAGCCGTGTTGTGTAGAGGGCAACGGCGCGTATGCGGTTTGGGCCAAATAAAGCACTGCTATAAAACTGTCTTACTAAAATTTCAATTAAAGTCAACGGATTCTCAAAAGCAAAAGCCGTTGTGTCTGTACTGCCTACTTGCACTCCGTTGACAAAAGCCGCGCTATCGCCTGACTTATAGCCAATAGCCACTTTATATGTCGTTCCTATTGTTGCTACTTGTGTAAAATTGATATTCAAATTTGAACCACCCGATCTATATCTTATTCGCAAAACCAATGAATTAGTGCCATTGTGTAAAATGCCAACGTAATTTTGAGCACTATTATAGGCGTTAGGGACAACTATAACATCACTTATTGAGCTTAGTGTAAACTCGCAGTACAAAACCCCCTCGGTTTGGCCTATCAGCGAACTCACAAGCGCCCCCGATGCGCTGATGACATCAGCGGCACGGCTTACTGCTGCTGTCGTTGTGGGGATGTATGTGGTCGCGACGCTGCCTGTTTCGACTTGTGCGCCCCAGCCGTACAGTACATCGCCTGTAACGCCAGAAAAAGATGGAATGCGACTACTGCCAGTTGATGTAATGAGCGCAATTATCAAGCCTGCACCAGTGCCAGTTGAATTGCAAGTAGCTGTAAAAATGCAACGATACCAGCCATCTCCGTAGTTTTCAATCCTTGCGGCTCTATTTGCATCGGCTGATGAACCGCTAACGACTGAAACTGTGCCTGCGATTAAATCAAAATTAGCATAGCCTGTTTGTGTAAACCTTGCAGATGGAAATGTTAGCTGCACAAATTGACCTGCTGCTCCTGTCCCTGCCTTGAAAAAAGCCGACTGTGTATAAATTGTGCCACTTGTATAAGATACAGTCGTTGTGCCATTGCTAAAGACAAAATGCGAACCGCTTGCCGCTGTTGGGCTTAAGGCATTAGCCGTAGCATTGCCATTTGGAGCAGATGTTGCGCCTGTTACATTAGTTGCATCAGTAAGTGTCCAATTATTGCCACTTACCCACGATTCGCTATGAAACGCCAAATTCTGCGCACTCGGCTCGACCAACAACCCAGGGCACGACTGCCCCAGCCAATCGATGCGCGGCACTCCGCTGGCTACGCTCTCAATCAACCCGCTGCTATTCACGCGCGTCGCCGTTGTGTTGCGGCTGACGCTAAATTCAGGAGGAAGCCCTACTACATTGGTCGATTCATTAAGCCGAGTGACTGCTCCTGTCGAGGTAGCAATCATAGGCGTAGGTACGCTAAATCTCTCCAACTGCGGAGAGCCGATGCGAATGGTGTAGTTGTACGCTGTTCCGCTTGTAAGGCCATGCCCCCAGCGGCAGGTAACGAAAGCCGTTGCACTGTCCGTAAAAACCCTCGATACATTGTACCTCTCAAACGGCCCTCCAACAGATAAAGAGCCTAATCCAGTAATATTACTCCCCTGAAGGAATCCTTGTGATGAATTTAACTCTTGAAGCTGCCATGTGGGGGAAACAGACGCAACAGACCCGCTAATCAACTGAAGGTAAACGGATGTGTTCCAAGATTGACCGACAAAGGCAGCAATAGTGCTTGAAGATAGGTTAGGTCTGATATTCAGAAAACCAGTCGCCCCTGCCGTTCCACTCACCGTAACATCAATGTAATTGACCGAAGTGCCGTCAGCAGCTACGGCAGTCCCACTTGCGCTATACGATACAGTTATCCCAGCAGGGAGCGATGCTATGCTCCAATTTGTCGGCAGCACACCACCTGTCGCCCCTGCCATCGAATTGTTGGGCAAATAGTTAGTTCGGCATATAGGCCGCTGAACAAAAAGACTCCCTGCGTTAATAATCGAAGGGACTACAACAAGAGATGGGTTGTTCTGAATTACCTCCCGAAGATTGTTGTACCTCCCACGAAGGCATCCACCGCCAAACTCCTCTGTACCAGCAGCATTTGCACCACGACCACGAGCAAGGGCATTTTCCTCAGCATACTGCCGAAGGACATGGCGGGCATTACCACCTAATGAAGGGCCATCTAATAAGGGCATAATTAGTTATAGAAAGCGAAAACATTACCACTAACAGGCGTTACGGCTGATATTGTCCTGCCATCATTGGCACGGATAATCATACCCGTGTAACAAGTTATCCCCGAAAGATTTAACCCCGTAGGAGATGCAGATAGCAGGTTGTTGGATGCGCTATCAGTCAAAACGCTGAACGAACAGGAGGCGTTAATCATTAAAGCCGTGTACGTCTTACCCGTAACTGCACTTGTTACAACCTCCATCTTAGAGCCTAAGCTGGCAACAGGAGAGCTGTTCGCCACATAACTGCTTAAAGTGGTTAGAAATGCCGAAATACTCGTTCCTATGGCCGTAAGAGCAGCAGCAGTAATGACTAAGGTTATCTGCCCATCTTGATATATTTTCAAGGTAATCTCCCCCGTAGTAGGGTCGTAGAGATTGCAGATGATGTCCTTATAGTTCACATAGAAAATCCTGCCATCGGCATAAGTCAATATTAGCTGAGTAGCCCCAAATGTGCGGGCGGTTAATGCGGGTAATGCTGACATTTTATTTCAATTTATGGTGCTAAGTTACTACAATTTGAATTATCGGTTTTGGCTACAACGATACCACACACATACCTGCACTCACAGCCTTCACATGGTGCGTGTCAGTCATGTTCTTAACCCTTACCGTTAAGGTGTTGCCCGTAGATAGAGAAACGAAGCACTGAACAAATACCCCCACAGCCTTACTATTCGACATAATATCCCCAGAAAGAGCCCCTGCAACAGGCGTTAAGTTCTTGGTAATAGCAACCCTTATCTCATCACCGTTTTGCCCATCTAACGAGGCGTTTACAGTAACGTGGAATAACTTAGTCGTAGCCCCCGTATAAGTAATAACCCCTGCATTAGAAACGGTGAAATCGCCTGAATTGGCAGAGGCCGCAATAGAAGAGCCTACGTTCAGGTTTGCGTATGTATTTGATGCGAGAAAGTTAGTCTGCGGTGGCGTTATGCCCTCATCGGTAGTGCCCCACCCTGCGTATAGTGTAGCCGAGCCCCCACCGCTTATTGAGCTAAGTGGTAGTTTCTTAGCAGCAGCATAGCCCGTAGCATCAATAGCCACAAACTCTGCCCCCGTAGTCGAGGAGGCTAAATCCAAGTCTTTTATTCTCTTTCGTGCCATCTTAATAAGTTAAGGTTGTATCGCTATCAGAAGCTAAATCGTTATCTACATTGACTGCTATGGCGTTAATATCGCAAGGGTCGGCATTAGACAGACACTTGGCATCAATCCTAACCACAACATCCATATCCACCGCTATAATGTAATTCCCCGTGTCCCAAGAGATAGACGCACCCTCAAACTCAGAGGAGAGAATAGTCGAAATATCGTAGTCAATACCACGAACATCGACATCAATGAAAACAGCACCCACCGACTGAGCAAGAGTAGGGTACAACCCCCCGACCTTAGCCCTAATCAGCTCACCCATCTCGAAGTTTCTATAACCCTTTCTCTTGCCAATAACCACAAGCATAAGCGGCTGAGTAATCGAAATGAGGTCTTGGCATCCAATAAACATATCATCTTCAATCTGCTCGGAAGAATCCTTCCCCGACATTCGGATGTAGGCTATGCCCTCACTCCACTCGTAGCCATCGACAACGTGCCGATACTCGCCATTCGAGCAGTAGATAGAAGGGATTAAAGACTCGCCATCAGGGATGAGTTCCGCAAAGCCATAGTGTCTTGCAACGCCAAACTCCCGAAGCCTGTCTAAAATGCCGTTTATTACTGATAGTATCATACTATGATATGTCCGATGAGGTTAGCTGCCATTGAGTAGCACGAAAGTTCAGGCGCATGAAAAGTCTGTTAAAGTGCCCTGTAAACATATTCTTTTCATCCAAAGAATGTTTTACGAACATAGACCTATACTGCTGCGTCAATTTAATGACCTTATTAGCATTGGTCTTGCCTTTTGGGATTTTTGGAGTGTCCCAACTTGGGTTTGATATTGTACTATTATCTATGATAACAGCCCTCCTCTTGTTCCCCTTATAAGAATTTGCCTTCTGAGGAATCTTGCTGAAGTTCTTCTTCAACTCACCCGTATAAGTAAGGTTCACAGTGTCGCTCCTCAACCCTTGTATGGCTTTAAGCTGCTTATAACCATTCAATGTCATATAGGGTATTCTCCTGCCTTTTTCAGAAAAGTACCCAGTAGGCTTGAATTTGCTATAATTCTTAGGCAAAAAATTCCACCTAAAGAAATTCGTCTTTTTGGTGCTATAACTGCCTATTGGATTTAATTTATTGTCTAATCCGTGGTCAAAAATCCTTGAAACATAAAATGAATGAGTAAGCTTAGATGCGGCATCTAAGGCAACTTCAGCAGCTTTATCAATACCCCTCGCCTGATATTCAAGGGCTAATATAAAGTCATATAAGGTCATGTTTCTCATGGTATTCTGCTAACCTGTCTAACCCTCTGCCTACAAGCAAAACACCCCGTGTCGGGCATATAAGCCTGCTCAAAATACCTTGACATATAGGCATCATATTGCTGTTGGTAATATTCAACTAACTGCCCATTTCGCTCTCGGTTGTAAGATATGATGCCATTCAGCCTCTTAGAAAACTCCATTTCCTTCATAATGAGCATACCAGCCTTGTAGAGAAGTGGGTAGCCCAACTGCCCAATATGGGCGCACAAAAGGCTCTCAAAGGAACACGCTACTTGGTACTCAATAGAAAGCCCACCAGTCCACGAGCCGCCAGATATGTTCTGCTCAATAACAGCCCCCGAAGTGGGGAACTCCAACGTGCGCTCCAAAACATTATTCTGCCACCTCGAACCACGAGAGCATCCGCCACAGCCATAGACAGGGTAAAGACCCGTTTGGTAAGACGGAACGGCAGTGGCATTGTAGAGGAAGGCGAGATTAAGCAACTGCCCATTACTTGTGAACTTCTTATTCACCACAACCCTCGATGGAGTTCCTGCGGTTGTCTGAACAGTGATAGCCTGCAATACATCACCCGTAATCATATCGTAGACACGCACGGTAACAATCCCCGTGTAGTTCACCAATAGGTTTACTGCGGTCAAAGTAACGGCTATGTAGTCGGCCTGCCTATATCTTACCCCTATGCCCCTAAAAACAGCACTCTGAGGCAACGCCTGTAAGCTCTGAGGCCAAAATCCAACCTGCCCATCCCAACTGCTCGTAGTGTAGTTCCACCGATTGTATAAGTAGGCAAGGCTTTCCGCCTGAATCATGTTGGCAGCTTGGTCTATCTTGCGCTCAATAAGGGTGAAGGCGGTCTTATCCTCCTCATTAACACCCGAATCAATATCACGCATAGATATACCCGTGAGGTCGTTGATATACAACCCACTCGAGGGTGTTGTGTTAGGGTCGCACAAACCCCGTACACCGATTACGTTATTCCAGCAACTCATACGACAAAGTTAGTAATAAAAAAGGGGATGCTTTCGCACCCCCTTACCCACACACACACCACAAATCAAGGGTTTGTAATCTTACCGTTGAAGATGTAGTTAACACCATCAAGGGTATCACCATTAAAGAACATATCCGTAGGCATAGTTACATACTTGTAAGATAAGCCGAGGAAGAACTTCCATTGGTTACAGTCAAGTTGAGCGTAGTAATCGAACTCTAAGCCAGTCTCAGGGTCTACAATAGTACCCTTTTTGATAGCCTGGTCGTCAATTACACGGATGCCGTTAGCACCTTTGAAGGCGTTGTAACGAATCATCTGAACAGCACCTGGGGCCATAAAAGCGAACTCCGTTGCACCGAAGGTAGAATCAGCTCTTGGCTCAAAGAAGTAGTAGCTCTGAGCATCAGAAGCCATCATAGCTTGAAGGTCTACGTTAATCGTAGCGCAACAGCTTGAACGAAGGGCAGTCATGTACTTGTGTACCAACTCACCACCGATAATGATAGGTCTGTCCCAACCCTCAGCCAACTGATATTGGTAGGTTACGTCAGACATAAAGTCATCGAGGTACGTTCCAACAACAGAGCCAGTGGAAGTGTTCTTAGTCGCAGTGGTCAAAAGATTGCCACCCGTTACAGTAGAACCTGCATTTGCAGCGAAGTTGCCGAAGTTAGACCCAATGAAGGTAACAGCCTCGTTGTTCATGTAACGCTTAATAGCCTGCATATGCATAGCTAATTGGCGGGCAACATAGTTCTCATCACCCTCACAACGTGGGGCAAGGTCATCTAAGTTGAAAGACCACTTGCGTGAAGCACCAACCGTAGGGTCGATGTTATACAACTGAGAGGTTTCGCCATAAACAGAGCCAGCAGCACAATCGAGTTCGGCAGAAGAAGTAGTCCCCGTGTCAGTCATGCGAGGCTGATAAACAACCTCAACGGCACGATAATGGCCATTCTTAGTGTCGATTTGATTTTGCAGGATGCCCTGCTCGTTAATTGGTGAAGTTACGGCACGCAACGTATTGATGTGCCCTGGAAACATTTGAGGGTCGCCCTTAAAGTAGCCATCCTCGAGCCTGCCTTGTATGTCGGGGCAGGAGATAAAAGAAGAATATCCGTAAGACATTTTGGTTAAAGATTAAAAAAGGTTTTGGAAGTTTTTATCTGCCTACCCCTTCGGCACATTTAGCACTTTATGTCTGCCAGACACAGCGTGTCGTGTTATTCCTTGCTCAACGCCTCTCGGTGTCCTTCAAGGCGTGGATGAGCATATCTCATCGGTCTGTCGGGCGAAGGCATCCTCACCTGAGTCGTTTTGGTCTGAGAGCCAGCTTCTCCAGCTTTCTTAACCAACCCTGCCTTCTCAGCCTCTAAACGATAAAGCTCCTCAGCCGTTAAGTACCCAGTACC